CAAGCGGTGTTCGTGTAAAAGATAATTGGTATATTCAAAAAATTTTTACTGTCAATCGAGATGGTTGGGACATTCCAAATAAGTACGGTAATTAATGAAGCAACATTTATGGAAAGACGATGCTGCATGCCTTGATCTTGATACCAATCTATTTTTTGAAAAGTATGAAGATGATTTAGGTGTACGCCCAATTATAGATTCTATGTGTCAAAGATGTCCTGTGTCAAAGTCTTGCTTTGCCAACGGTGTGTCTGGCAAAGAATATGGTGTATGGGGTGGAGTTTTCTTGGAATTGGGAAGTATATCAAGAGAATTTAATAGACACAAATCTAAACAAGACTGGGCTAATACTTGGCAAGCCTTAACAATGGAGTAAAAGATGTATACAGAGGATATGAGAAAAGCATTTCATAGTGTAGATGCTCCAAATGGTTTTAGCGTGGAACTTATAGATAACGATCATTTTCTTACAATAAAGTTAGATGAATTAAAATTTAAAAAAATGTTTCATGACGAAAAGATACAAGCACTTCAGTATGTGGTAAGATTAAAGAAAGCATTAGAAGAAAATGGTGCAATTGTTTTGGTAACTAGAGAGGCTTTAAAATGATTAAGTTTGTTTTATTAAAATTTATTTGTGTTTATAAGGGTCATAACCTTGTAAGCGCAGGTGAATGTCCTTATACAGGATCAACATATGATTTATGTACAAGATGCACAGTTATGATCCCAAGGCAGGTTGCTGAATGATAAAAAATATTTTATTAACTATGTTTATTACTTTATCTATTTCATTTGCAATATCATATTATTCTGTTTTTTATCAATTAAAAAAAGTATCAAGAGATTTATCAAAACTTTATCTTGAAAATAAAATAATGCAAGAGTACATTGACATTACAAAATCAAATGATTTTATTAAAAAAGAAGATGAAATTATTCATAAAGAAAATTTTATTAAATTTCTTTCTGATTCTCGTGATTGGGCATATGAATACATTGAAAATGTTCAAGATGGACTAAATAGTTTTATTAATGAAGTAGAGCCAGAGATTAACTATTTTAATGAGTATGGGGATACAATAGCGATGGTTCCAAATTATTCTTCTATGAAAAAGATAGCAGCAGAATATGAAAAATTAAAATCATTACTGCCAACAGAGGAAACAAAATGAAAGTAAAATTTATACCAAAAGATAAAGATACAGAAATTTGCGTTCCAAGACCGCAGCCAAGCAAAAAATATATTCCACAATGGTTTAAAGATATGCCAATACAGGTTCCTACTGTAGATGGAATGGGGTCAGATGGAACTGCTAAAAAATGTATACCATTTTTAGATTCATTAACTTCTGGATATACTCAAGAACTTCCATGCGATGTATATATTGATTGCAATACAGAAGAAGATGATCCAATAATTAGTTATAAATGGGGTGGTGGTATCAGACCTCTTTCAACTAGAAGAGAAGAAACAAGATCATCAAACTCTATGCCACATTTTCCTGGCTACTATAAAACAGAGTTTCATTGGAATACTTTTTGGGAACCAAAAACTCCAACTGGTTATAGCACTTTGTATTTTCATCCAGCAAATAGATTTGACTTACCTTTTATTACACACAATGGAATAATTGATACAGATAAATGGCCAGTAACTGGACCAATTCCTTTTGCTATTAAAAAAGGTTTTTCTGGACTAATTCCTGCTGGAACTCCAATATATCAAATGATCTTCATTAAAAGAGAAGTTTGGAATTCAGAAGCATCAGAGTACAATGAAAACTATTTAAAAAATATACGTTACTCTGTGCGTAAGTTTATTTCAGATGGATATAAAAAACAAATTTGGTCAAAAAAGGAATACAACTAATATGAAAGATATATTATTTTCAATACTAACAGGTTTTGGATGTGGTTTAGTTTTTGCTGCATTCAAATTGCCAGTTCCAGCACCTCCAGTTTTTGCGGGAGTCGCAGGAATTATAGGTCTGTGGGCTGGCTATGCTATACTAATAAAAGTTATATCCTAGGAGGAATAATATGAATACAGAACAACTAAAGGCACTACTAGCATCATATGGGCGCTCAGTCCTTGGTGCAGCACTTGCACTATATATGTCTGGGGTAACAGATCCTAAGACACTCGCATACTCACTATTGGCTGCAATTGCACCAGTGGCATTGAGAGCAATCAACCCTAATGATAAGGCATTCGGAATTTTGCCAGACGCTAAGGAAGTTGATGTTGTCCTTAAGAAGGCTACAGTAAAAAAGGCACCTGCACGTAAGAAGGCAGCGCCAAAGAAGTAGTTGATTGGTGGTGGGGGCTAATAACCCCCATCACTACTAAAGGAGATAATGTGAAAAAAATATTAGTTACTATGCCAATATATAATAAAGAAAAATATATTGAAAGAGCAATTAATAGTATATTAAATCAAACATATAAAAATTTTACATTAATATTAGTAGAAGATTGTTCAACAGATAACTCTTTAAATATTGCAAAAAAATTTACATATGATGATAGAGTTAAACTAATAATTAACACACAAAATAGTGGTTGCTTTTATAGTAAAAATGTTGGAATTAAATTCATGGAATCTGGTGATTTTGATATATACACAACACATGATGCAGATGATTTTTCTGATTCAACACGATTTGAAAAAATTATAAAAATGTTTGAAGAAGATAAAAATTTAATAGCAGTAAAACCAACAGAGATGAGAATTGGAAATAATATACCAGAATGGTTTGAACCAATTTGGCCATCAGAAGCCCATGCATTTTTTAGTAAAAAGGTTTTTGATAAGTTAGGATACCTTGATAATTTTTATTGCAGTTCGGACTCAGAATATTGGGATAGGTTAGAAGCATTTTGCAAAATAAATCCACCCAATTCATTTAAGTTATCATATGAAACATTGTATTATGCTGAAATGGTTGGGGATAATATGATTTTAAAATATGATTGGGAATACAGAAGACCGTATTTTAAAAAATTTAAAGAAGAAATTGAAGCAATGACATTAAAAAATAATTTTTATAGAGATTTTTTTAGTATGGAGGATGCAATAAAATGAAATATTTAGTAACAGGTGGTGCTGGATTTATCGGATCAAATATAGTTGATGCTTTAATTAATTTAGGTAATGAAGTTATTGTTATTGATAACGAGTCATCTGAATCACATGATAGTTTTTACTGGAATGAAAATGCAAAAAATTATAAGTTAGATATATGTGATTATGAAAATACAAGAAGTCTTTATGATGGTGTTGACTATGTATTTCATGTTGCAGCAGAAGCAAGAATACAGAGAACAATAAAAAATCCAATAAGATCTGTAAAAACAAATGTAGTTGGAACAACAACAGTGCTTCAATGTTCAAAAGAAGCAAATGTTAAGAGAGTTATTTATTCTTCAACATCATCCTCTTATGGAAGAAATGAAATTCCAAATAAAGAAACACAACCAGACGACTGTTTAAATCCATACTCAATTTCTAAGGTTGCTGGAGAAAAACTATGCTCAATGTATACAAGCATTTTTGGATTAGATACAATTATTTTTAGATATTTTAATGTATATGGAGATAGGCATCCAACAAAAGGAATATATGCACCAGTAATTGGTTTGTTTGATGTACAAAAACAAAAAGGGGAACCATTAACTATCGTTGGTGATGGAGAACAAAGAAGAGATTTTACAAATGTTAAGGATGTCGTAGACATTAATATTATTGCAGCAACAAAAGATATTGATTCAAAATATTTTGGTAATGTATTTAATATTGGAACTGGAATAAATTATTCTGTAAATCAAATTGCATCATTTATATCAAGTAATACTATTAATATTCCAGAAAGACTTGGAGAAGCAAGAGAAACACTCGCTAATATTGATAAAGTAAAAGAAGTTTTTGGCTGGGAGCCAAAAATAAAATTAGAACAATGGTTTGAAAAAAAATAAATGTCAATATTTATATCAATAGCATCATATAGAGATCCAGAACTTCAGTGGACAATAAAAAGCGCTATAGATAATGCAGATAATCCATCAGAACTATACTTTGGGGTTATATATCAGGGGCTTCCATCAGAAATGCCAGACATTGAAAACATAACCAACATGTCATTAGTAAAGATTCATCCTAAATCTGCTAAAGGTGCTGGATATGCAAGGGCAAAAGCAATGGAACTTTACTCAGATCAAACATATTTTTTACAAATTGATTCACATACAAGATTTGAAAAAGGATGGGACACATTATCAATTGATCAATTAAATAGGGCAAAGTCTAAGTCTGGTCACAATAAGGTTATACTTTCATATTTCCCTGCACCGTTTGAGCCTGAAAGAAACGGCGGTATGTATTTAATTAAAAATAATCCAAAGATTAAACCATACCCAACAAGACAAAAGCCTGTGTTAAACAAAAGAGAACAGTGGACTGCAGAACGCATGGAGTTTGAGAACAAAGCAAAAGAAGATCTAGAAATATCTAAGACAGTCTTGGGTGGTTTTATGTTCTCAGATGGCCTAATTGTTAAACAAGTTCCATACGATGAAGAGATTAGTTTCTTTGGAGAAGAACTTTGCTTTGCAGTAAGAGCCTGGACAAGAGGTTGGGACATTTATTCTCCAGCAAAAAACATTGTTTATCATTTTTATTCTCGTGGTGGATATAGTAAAATATGGAAAG